TGGACAAAAAATAAAGACTTACAAATCATCCGATAAAGAAATGATTTATATAAATAAACTTATAACATATTTGATGTGATGGTGGAAGAAATTTTAACAAATAGAGAGATGGATAAAAATAACTTATTAATACACAAGCACTTAATTATTCGTGCTGAAGTAAAAAACCCTCCAAAAGACGAACAGAAACTTACCGAGTGGATGAAAGAGTTTATTTCTTTTATCAATATGAAAGTTTTAATGGGACCTTATGTTAAATATTGTCCTACTCCAGGCAACCGTGGTATCACAGGTGTGGCCGTTATTGAAACAAGTCATATAGCAATACACGTATGGGACGAAACCGACCCAGCTATCATGCAGTTTGATGTTTATAGCTGCTCAGAATTTGACCCTTATAAGATAGCAGATAAACTACAAGCTGATTTTGATGTAGTAAAACTAGACTATAAGTTCCTTAATAGAGAAACTGAATTGAAACCTATAAGATTAAAGAAAGATACAATGAAAAATTATGCAAATAGTAATAATCAACAGACTTCAGAACCCACCCTATTTAATATCTCCTAACTTTCCTCCAAAAGAACTTGACAATCTAAAGGAAATGTTATATAATGAGAATATCAAATACATATTAATATCTAGCGAAAAGGAGAATTTAGAATATGAGCAGTTTTTTAAAAGACATAATTAAAGATGTAGGCAATGAATACGCAACACTAGTAAGTGATGGTATTGATAGTGCTGATGTAACAAATTTTATAGATACAGGTTCGTATTCTTTCAACGCATTATTATCAGGAAGTATTTTTGGTGGTCTACCAGGAAATAAAATTACAGCAATAGCAGGTGAAGCAGCCACAGGTAAAACATTCTTTGCTTTAGGAATTTGTAAAAACTTTTTAGATAAAAATAAAGAAGCGGGTGTAATATATTTTGAATCTGAAAGTGCTATATCTAAAGAGATGATTATATCTCGTGGTATTGACGCAACAAGAATGGTAATTGTTCCTGTAGCAACTGTACAAGAATTTAGAAATCAATCAATAAAAGTATTAGACAAATACTTAGAACAATCAGAAGATAAAAGAAAACCTTTAATGCTTGTATTAGATAGTTTAGGTATGTTATCTACAACTAAAGAAATGGAAGATACAGCAGAAGGAAAAGAAACACGAGACATGACGAGAAGTCAAATCGTAAAATCAACATTCAGAGTTTTAACATTGAAACTTGGCAGGGCAAAAGTTCCAATGATAATGACCAATCACACCTATGACGTAATAGGTTCTATGTACCCACAAAAAGAAATGGGTGGTGGTTCTGGTCTTAAATACGCTGCCTCATCAATCATCTATCTCGGCAAAAGAAAAGAAAAAGATGCCGACAACGAAGTGATTGGTAATATTATCCACTGTAAAAACTACAAGTCAAGGTTAACAAAAGAAAATGCTCAAATAGATGTGAGACTAACATATAAAGAAGGATTAGATCGTCATTATGGTTTGTTAGAAATTGCTGAAGAAGCAGGCATTTTCAAAAAAGTATCAACAAGATATGAAATGCCAGATGGTTCAAAAGTATTTGGTAAGAATATCAATGATGAACCTGAAAAGTATTTTACAAAGGAAGTATTGAAACAGATAGATGAAACAACAAAGAAAAAATTCCTCTACGGAGAAGAATAAAATAAAGTATCTTTTCGTACAAAAAGATGGCGATGACTTTACTTGTATCAAGTTAATTGAGGACAAGTATTTGGGTATTGTCTATAAGTACGGTAATGTGGCTTTTGCTAAAGATGAAAAGCCGGATGGAACATTGCCAATGAAATTTGATTATGATATAATTAAAAATCCAGACAATATAGATACTAACAATCAACAATTTATTGATTATATTGGCGATATATTAATAGAACTATTAGAAAAACAATTGACAGATGGAAAAGTTGAATTTAAGTAATGAACGAATAGAGATTACAGTATTACGTAATTTCATATTCAATGAAGCCTTTACTAGAAAGGCCTTACCTTTCTGTAAGGAAGATTACTTTACAAACCGTAATGAAAGAATATTGTTTAGAGAAATAGACATATTCGTAAACAAATATAAAAACATTCCTACAAAAGAAGCATTAATTATAGAACTTGGCCAAAGAAAAGATATTAACGAAGATGAATTTAAATCTGTAAAAGAATTACTAGAATCATTAACTAATGAGACTGTAGATTTACAATGGTTGTTTGATACTACAGAAAAGTTTTGTAAAGATAGAGCAGTACATAATGCCGTATTAACTGGCATTAAAATATTAGATAAGAAAGATCCAAGACTTACACCAGAAGCAATACCAGGTATTCTTGCTGATGCCTTGGCCGTTTCTTTTGATAACCATATAGGGCATGATTACATAGAAGATGCTACTAGACGATTTGATTTTTATCACACTAAAGAAAAAAAATATCAATTTGATTTATCTTATATGAATCGTATTACAAAAGGTGGTGTACCACCCAAAACATTAAACATTGCCTTGGCAGGTACAGGTGTTGGTAAATCTTTGTTTATGTGTCATTGTGCTAGTGCTTTTCTAACACAAGGGTTAAATGTATTGTATATTACTTTAGAGATGTCAGAAGAAAGAATAGCAGAACGTATTGATGCTAATTTATTAGATGTAACTATGGACGATTTACATACAATGCCTAGACAAATCTATGATGATAAGATTACTAAGATCAGAGATAAGACAGCAGGTAAATTAATTATAAAAGAATACCCAACAGCATCAGCACACGCTGGCCATTTTAGAGCATTGTTAAATGAACTGGCTTTAAAGAAATCATTTAGACCAAATGTAATCTTTATTGATTATTTAAATATATGTTCTAGTAGTAGATTTAAAGGTGGAAATATATCTTCGTACTTCTTCATCAAGGCAATAGCCGAAGAACTACGAGGTCTTGCTGTAGAGTTTAATGTACCAATTTTTAGTGCCACACAAACAACCAGAACAGGATTTGTAAGTACTGATATTGGTTTAGAAGATACTTCTGAATCGTTTGGTCTTCCAGCAACTGCTGACTTTATGTTTGCTTTAATATCAAATGAAGAATTGGAAGCATTAGGTCAAATGAAAATTAAACAATTGAAGAATCGTTATAATGATCCATCTATCAATCGTGCCTTTATTATTGGTGTAGATAGAGCTAAGATGAAGTTATATGATGTATCTAATAATGCTCAAAACATTGTAGATGCTAATCAAACAACAACAAACAATCCTAAAACAAGTTACGATAAGTTTTCGGATTTTAAAATATAGGAGTAATTATGGTAAATTTTAAAACTTTTACTAATGCAGCCCCACCCTTTGAAGGTAAGAAACTAGCAATAGATATAGATAAAGTATCTGTTATATTTGAAGATGTATTAGAAGATGGAGCTAAAGTAAAACTATGGTCAAAAGAAAACGCATGGACAGTAAACGAAGATTTTGATACAGTAATGAAAATAATCAACGGATAGAAAGTGAGTACATTATGATACAAGAAACATTGTTTAATATACCATACTACACTATTCCAACATTAAATTGGGATATTAAAAAGAAAACTCTAAGTAAACTTTTCAAAGGTTACCCAGATAAAAAACACGGCATACAAACATTTGCTACTAATAGACAAAGTGATAGAACAGGTTTAGTAGAAGCATTTTCAAACATTTTAGGTGAAGAACTTAATATGTTAAGTCAAAAAATAAAAAAAGATATATCATTATCTGATGTATGGTCAGTTACTTATAAACAAGGGGATTATCATTCTCCACACAATCATGGTTCTATAGGTCTAACAGGTATATTATATTTACAGTTACCTAAAAATGGTCCTGTAACACAATATATACAACCGTGGAATGATTATATAACTGATAGAACAATCTATTATCCACTTCCTGTACAAGAAGGTCAGATAGTAGTTGTACCTAAGTTTATAAATCATTTTACTTCACCATTAGAAGGTAAAAAAGTAAAACAAATTATATCTTGGGATATGAATATAATATAATGAAAAGACAAAAAGTAAGATTTCATAAGAGTGATAAAAGACCTGGCCATCTAGGAGAACAGTTGTCTTATGAAAAAAAGATGATTAAAAAAGATAAAAATATCTTTTGGCAGGCCATTGAACAACCAACTGGCACTATAATAAGACAATCTTTCTTTGAAGAAGATGTAGATAGTTTAGTTAAGTTTCAAAATGAAAACCGCCAATGGCAACGTAATGGTGGCATACCCAATTTTCTTTGCGACAACATTAAATAGTATAAATAGTATTATTGATATAGTTTATGGTTAGTTTGACTTTGTTTATGGGAACAATGAGAGAGAAATGTTTAGTTTTAAAGGATTTATAACAAAGGGTACTAACACCCATTTAGAACATTTAGAAGATTCTATTATAGATAGAGGTTCTAAAGGCGGTAAAGACGCTGTTCTATTTTTAAAATCAATTAAAAAAATGCTTACAGGTAATGTAGGTGGCCGACTTAACGTAACTGTTAAATGGGACGGGGCTCCAGCAGTTATCTGTGGTATTAATCCTGAAAACGGTAAATTCTTTGTTGGTACTAAATCAGTATTCAACGTAAATCCAAAAATCAATTATTCAACAGGTGATATAATGAAAAATCATTCTGGTCCTTTAGCACAAAAACTTCAAGTTTGTTTAAGAGAGTTATCTAAATTAGGCATTACAGGTATTTTACAAGGTGATCTTTTATTTACTAAAGGCGATATTAAAACAACCACAATAGATGATGAAGAAATGTATGTATTTACGCCTAACACAATTACGTATGCTGTGCCAGTTAATAGTACAATAGGCCAGAGAATATCACGTGCTAGATTAGGTATCGTATTTCATACTGTTTATACAGGTAAAGATATGAAGCATCTTGCCGCAAGTTTTGGAAGTTTATCAGGCTTTCCTAAATCATCTTCTATCTTCATAACAGATG